GCTAGGGGAACGGCGACGAATACCATCCTGCTTAAAAAGCTCACCAATGGCGGGCTGATCGATATTGTGAGCGCTGCCAGTGGTAAGGGGTTTCGGCGTAAGGAACGGACGGTAGTGATATTTGAGGAACCGTCAGCGTATGACGCGATCGACGAAGGTGATCAGATCAAGCTAGGGATGAATCGATCGGCCACCACCTGGAACCGCAAGACGATCATTGGCGGGACGCCAATTTATCCTGATGATAAAACGCACCAGTGGTTTAAGAAGGGTGACCAGCAGTACCGGTACTTGCCGTGTCCGCATTGCGGGGAGTATCAGGTGCTGAGGTGGGAGCAGATGCGAAAGGAAGGCGAGGATGCGGGGAAGTATGAATGTGAGAACTGCCATGAGTTGATTGGATATGCCAGGTTGCGATGGATGGATGAGCATGGCGGGTGGGCATGTCCGCTGGGGCTGGACCGTAGCCAGCAGATATTGAAGGATGGTTATCCGAGGGTAAGGAGTAGGCATATCTGGGCAGCGTATAGCTACCACGCTGGAGCGGAGTGGGGAAATCTGGTGAGTGAGTACCAAGAAGCGCTGGAGATGATGCGGAAGGGTGATACGGATTCGATGCAGACGTTTCACAATACGGTGTTGGGCGTGCCATGGGAGGACACGATTACCGGGAAGTTGAATGTGGAGGGATTGTCTCAGCGGCGGCAGGATGCAGGAGTTGGGAATGGGTATCCAGCGGACGTGGTGCCGAATGGTGTGTTGGTGTTGACCGCTGGCGTTGACGTACAGGGCGGCGGTGGTGCGATGGCTGAGCGGCTGGTGGTGACGATATGGGGATGGGGGAGGGGAGAGGAAGGTTGGCATGTGGGGCATTTTGAGATCGATGGCGACCCACAGCAGGTTGAGACGTTGAATCAGTTGGATGCAGTGCTGGAGACGAAATGGAAGCGTGAGGATGGGGCAGAGCTGCAGATTGCGTTAGGTGGTATTGATGATGGTGGATATGCGACGCATGAAGTACGGGACTGGTGCCGCACCAGGGTGGGCAGATGGGTGCCGATGAAGGGTTCAGAGAGCAAGGGTAAACCGCTGATCGGTAAGGGAGTGCCGGTGAATATCAACAGGAAGAATCAGAGTGTGATTAAGAAAGGTGTGCTGATGTATCCGGTGGGGTATGAGACAAGTATTCAGCATCTGCAGGGGAGATTACGGCAGGAGAAACCTGGGCCTGGATATTTGCATTTTGGTGAGGCTGCTACGGATCAGTTTTTGGCAGAGCTGTTCCCGTGGAAGAAGATGCCAAAGAAGGGTGCCGGCAAGCGAGAGTACAAATGGGACAAGCCGACCGGTAGCAGGGATGAGGCGGGGGACTGTACGAGGATGGCGTATGCAGCGCTGCAGTTGGTGGCGCGGCGGTATTCACGGGCGACGATGTGGGACCAGCTGGAGCGGTTGATTGAGGCGCAGCGGTTGTCATCGGTAGGCTTGGGAGGGAAGCGGCGCCCACGACGCCGAGTATTTGATTTGCAGTCGTGAGCCGATGAATCCCAAGGAGCTATACCAGGGAGACCGGATTAGATGGGTTGAACCTGACGTGCCAGTTGGTGCGCAGGGGGTGACTGTTTGGCTGCGAGGAAAGGCAGCTGGGGCTGGCGCTCAGGCGGTTGGAGTGAATACAGCAGATGGTTGGATGATTGAGCTAACAGCGCAGGTCACCTCTGCAATGGCTGCAGGTGATTGGGCGCTGCAGGTGGTGGCAACGATCGACGGAGCGTCTCACACGGTAAGGCGTGGCGGTCTGACGGTGCGCCGCAGTTTGGCGTTTAGCGGCACGCCTGGAGCATTTGATGATCGCAGCCAAGATGAGATTGATCTGGATGCGATTAAGGAAGCGATCAGGGCACTGGTAAGCGGTGCGCAGGAGTATCAGGTTGGTGCATTGGGATCTGGCGGTCGAAAGGTGCGACGTGCGGATCTAGCTGAATTACGAAAGGAGCGCGACGACTTGATTAGCAGGGTTGCGGCTGCGCGGCGTGCTGAGGCGTTGGCTCAGGGTGTGGCATCTAGCCGCAGAATCCTTGTGAGGTTTGAGCCATGAGTTTGATTGGCAGAGCGAAGGGTTTTGCTCGCAGGGTTTGGGAGTCTGGCCCTGGCCCGCGAGCACGAAAAGCGCGGGCGCAGCAAGGGCTAGCAGGCCACCTTGGGGGAAGACTGTTGGGCGACATGCCTGGAGTGTTTGTCGATCCTCAGGCGATGCTGCGGGGTGGATTGAAAGGGATTAGGTCTAAGTGTCGTTATCAGGCGCTGTTGAATCCGTATGCCCGCCGTGCAGTGCGGAGCATGCAGATCAATGTGATTGGCGCCCGAGGTGTGCAGATGCGTGGTCAGATCCCGCTTGGTGGCCGGAGCGATCGACAAGCGGGCAGGGCGCGGGCTGAGGTATCAATGGAGATTGCACGGCTGCTGGCGAGGGGTGAGCAAGGGCGAGCATTGGATGCAGCGCTTGATCGAATGATTCTGGCGCAGACTGCGCTAGAGCGTGATGATGTCAGGAATCAAGTTCTGGAAGCGAAGTGGAAGCAGTTTTGCAAGCCTGATACGTTTGATCTTGCCGGGCGATATTCGTTTCATCAGTTTGAGCTGATGATTGCTGGTGCGTTTCAAACGCACGGTGGCGCAATGGTTCGAATTATTCGATCATCTGCCAATAATAATCCTAGACGTGAACAGCTTTGCTTCGAGTTATTGAGCGTTGATCAGCTTGATGAAGATTACAATGGCATGTCAGATCGGCCTGGCCATTTTTGGCGACTTGGTGTTGAGACCGATGATCGTCGTGGCGGACGTGTTACGCGGTATGCGGTATTGCGGCGGCACCCGGGCAATAGCGACCCAGGCGATCCACTGAGCAATGAGCCTAAGCATTATTTTGTAGACGCAAGGGATTTGATTCATGTTTTCATTCCCGATGAAATCGGGCAGCTCCGTGAAATCCCCCACCTAGCGCCAGTTCTGACGACGATTCACAATATCAACGAATATGAAAAGTCCCACTGGACCCGGAAGCGGATTGTCAACAACATTCTTGGGTTTGTCGGCAAGAAGGAAGAGGATCCCAATGAAGGGGCATCCTCAGGTTTGGCGGATGAGCAAGACCCAAGCACTGGGGAGATACTGTCTCGCAGCTCACCGGGGCAATGGGTTGAGCTGAATCCTGGGGAGCAGCCGTATCCGCCGCAATTTGGCCCTGATGATAACCAGTTTGAGATTGTACTAAAGACAATGCTGCGCCGGTTTTCGACTGGCATTACCAGCAGCTACTCAGCAATCAGCGGCGATCACAGTGATGCTAATTACAGCTCCATGCGTGAAGAGAAGCTGGAGGTTCGGGATTGGTATCGGGTTATGCAGTCTTTGTTTATCCAGCAATTCCACCAGCGAGTGTTTGAAGAATGGGTTGATGCTGCCGTAATGGCTGGCGTTTTGCCTGTTGAGTTATTTGGCAACTATTGGAACGAGCCAGAGCTTTACACGTCCCCACGCTGGCAGGCCCGCACATGGAGCTGGGTAGATCCCGCGAAGGAGATGAAAGCGTATAAGGATGCGCAGGAAATGGGACTGCAGTCAACCTCTGACCAGATGGCAGAGCTTTATGGAACTGATCTGGAGAGCACTTGGGCGCAGATTGCGTACGAGGTGGCGTTGCGGAGAAGGCTGGGCCTGCCTGAGCAACAGAATGGGACGACAGCGGCTGCTCTGCCGGGAATGGGTACGGAAGGGGATTCATAGCCTGTAGCAAGATCGCTATAGGCTGAATGACTGGCGTAGCAATTAAGGCCGCCGCCGACAACTCAGGGCTTGAAATGGCTTTGATTGGCGAGGTGGGCTGGGAGATTACAGCCCGAGAGGTGCAGAGCGCGTTGACGGGTCGCGATGAGCCGCTGACGATCAATCTGTTCAGCTATGGCGGCGATGCGCTGGAGGGCTTAGCGATCTATTCGATGCTGTCCCGGTACGCAGGACGGAAGCGCGTGATTATTGACGGCGTGGCTGCCAGTGCTGCATCGTTGATTGCGATGGCTGGCGATGAGATCGTCATGCCAGAGAGCAGCTTCCTTATGATCCATGAGGCATGGGGGCTCGGCATTGGTGGCGCCAATGACCTCAGGAAGGAAGCTGATCTAATCGATCGGATTTCGACTGCGTATCGGCAAGCGTACGTTGATCGCTCTGGACTGAGCGAGGATGACGTGCGTTCTCTGATGGCCGCCGAGAGCTGGCTTACTGCTGCCGAGGCTGTTGAGTTTGGGTTTGCATCGGAGATGGCACCGGCTCGCGATGTGAAGGCAGCTGCTGTGCCCTTGGGTCGATTCGCCAAGATGCCGCAGGCATTGGCCAAACTGGTGGAGTTTGTCGAGCCACGGAAGCCAGTTGCCAAGACTGCTGCTTTGGTTGATGCGGTAACTGAACCGCCCGTGGATGATCAGGTGGCGAAGGAAGAGAATGAGGAGGTGCATAGCCTGAATGGAGAAATGCAAACCGCATCTCCTGCTATGACAACCCAGACCATTGACGTTGCAGAGCGGGAGATGACCGCTGTGCAGGCTGAGCGCGAGCGCTCGAAGACCATTCGGAATATGTGCGAGAAGGCCGGCGCAGGCAACGAAAAGGCCGATGAATACATCGAGTCTGGCGCCAGCGTGGACTGCGTTCGCGCCGAGCTGTTTGAGCTGGCGATGCAAGCCAAGGGTGCCAAGAGGGTCGAGATGAGCGGTCGCATGCAGTCGAGCGCTGATGGCCTGATCGGCATGTCTGACCGCGAGGTGAAGCGGTACAACATCCTGAATGCGATTCGGCACTTTTCTGACCCGACCGATGCCCGTCTGCGTGATGCTGCCGGACTGGAGCTGGAAGCGTCCGCCGCTGCGGTGAAGCATTCGGGCCGCGAGCTGCAGGGCTCGTTCCGCATCCCCGCCGACGTGATGGTCGCGCAG